CGCATTCACCCAGGGAATCACTCGGACAGGGTTTTGGATCAAGATAAATTTTCCATTCCGTTAAACACATTTTTCTTCTAACAATTTGAACATATGTATTAATCCATGGCTCAATATGAACATTATTTTTTACATTTGATTTCTTAAATGTCATATTCTGTAATTTTATCAAAAATGATTTTATCTAAATCATATGGTTCTTTAATAAAAAAAGAACCATCAATAAGCATGAAGTTATTTTCTCTATCAAAAACTAAATATTCATAATCTTTAAAATTAAAAAACTTATTAACTTCTTTAATAACAACTTCGGTATTTAACTCTGAGCAGGTGTAGAGATCAAATTGAACCAATGCTGGATCTTTTTCATCCCAGACATGAAATGCAATATGTGATGTTTCAATCATAACCATAGCCGTTGTTCCTCTATTTCCCGGTGTGTCAACATATGAAACAAATGGCCCATTAACAATTTTCATATTAATTATTTCAACAATTTTTTTTAACCAATAATATGTAATTTCTGCATTGGTTGGTGGATTTTGTGCAAAACCTCTAATCATGAGATGTTTATGCAAAATTTTTTTCATTTAGAATCTCCTAATTCATACATAAAAGTATTATTTAACCACATCATTGCAATAATAGAATAACCAATCATATCCAAAAAAGTATCATAAAGGCTTTCACCCGGAACAGAATTTTTCATTTCTCTATTATTTAACAAATTTTCCGCTCTTGCAATTTTATCATGAAGTCTAATTACCAATCCAGTTATTCCAAACATTGCAACATTATTATGACCATAATCTTTTTGTTTATTAATAACAATTAAAAGAATATCTAAAATTTGTATTTTTTGTTTAGGGAAAAAAGTCTCGATTGCCTTAATTGCATTTGATGCCATAACACACCAAAGATATTTGTGTTCGTCTAGATCGTCTGCAACGTCACATGGTCTTATTTCTTTAATATTTTTACTGTAGCATTCTATTTTTTGTAAATATAGATCTGATTTAATATAATAATTAATTGCATTTCTTAAATTATTTATTTCAGATTCAAATGCATTAAGAAATGGAGGTATACTAAAATTTTTATATGTTGTATGACGATTCCAAATTTCCTGCGATGATTTAAATGCAGCCTGCTCCCATGTCATGTTTTCATCTTTAGGGTATGAGGTTTTAATTACTGTCATAAATAGAAACAAGCCGCACTTAAATTATTTTTCGCTCTTAGCTCTTTCAACATCTGGATTAAGAATCTCAAATGTTCCTCTTTTAACTTTTTTAAAAAAATGTCTATTTGAATTATAAAAATTATAAAAGGTTGGAAGTGAAATATTAAGATTAGTAGAAACTTCTGTTGGTGTAACAACTTTGCCAACATTTGATTTTAAAAATCTAACAATTACTTCTTGCTTTGATCGTGTTTTAATCATTTTGATTTCACCCCCTTGTTCATTAAATCCCAATTTTGTCCAAACCTCTTTGGCGAGATCCAGGGGAACAGAATAATATTTTACAATTTTGGAAATATTCCAACCTTTATAGTAGCCAAAGAAAACACTAGAAACTTCTCTTTCTGCTTTATTATAAACATCGCCAAGTTGTTGCATGGCAACTTCATAACGCCTTTCAATTTCTGAAAATGGAATTTTCCATTGATTTAGTTCTTCTGGATTTGGAGTTTCGGGCGTGTCGTTCATATGAGATATGTTAGCATACAAAATAAAATTAAAATGGAGTTTGTAAAGTTATTTAAAAAATAAATGGGCGACTGGCCCCATACATCTAAAATAACTTTTCAGAATATCTTAGACCTAGAGCTATCGCCCAAAAATTTATTTTTTCTTTATTTTATGTTTTAATTCTTTTGTATGCTCAATTAAGTGAGAATCAAAGGAATCTTCTAGATGATCAATTTTAACTTCAACATGTCGCACATCCTCGTGGACATTGTCAAGTTTTTTCATAACAACATCATGATCTTTTCTATTCTCTGTTCTAAATCTCTGAATTAAAATGCCAAGAATACCGCCAACCGCACTGATAAGAGCTACTACAATTGCTGTGGGTTCCATATTTACCTAGCAAGTAAAAAGTCAGCAATCGTTTCAACATCAATGTCAAATTTACCATGCTTATCTTCATATTGTTTAATTAAATTAATTAAATCATTTTTCTTAACTGTTTCGGGTTGCGCCGGCCCGTCAACTTCTTTTGCGGCAGGAGCAGAAGATGCTGGTTCGCCAGTACTACCAGTATCTGAACCAGAAATTGTTTGCTTTGTCTCCGTTAGCATAAAAGTAACATCCTTAACCGCTTTGGACAAAAGATCAACTTGCTCTTGATGATATGCGGCAGCAGCCAAAGCTTCTTTGAGTAAAAACTGATGCTTGGTAATCATCTTCTCAGCATTGTCAACTGGGATTGAAATTGTTTTAGACATAAAACCTCCTAAAGTATTTATACATTCTATCAGGAAATAAATTAATTATCTTCCTTAGATTCTTCTTCATCATATTCTACCACCCCATCTGGGATAATGGCAAATCTACATTTTCCTTCTGGCTCGACTGCCTGTTCTATAATTTTACACACGCCCTCGCCTTGATATAGTATGCAATTGGCACATTTTACACCAATATCGGCAACATCGTTTTCTTCGGGAGAGTCATATCCGGCCCAAACACCAATTTCATCTTCATTGAATTTGCCGTATTTTTCTGTAAGGGCGATAAGCATGTCGGCTAATAGCGCCTCTTGTTCATCAAGATCATCAGCAACTTTATTTACTGTGCGGTATCCGCCACCGCGTCTTTTATATTCTCTAACAAGCCAAGCGTTTGCATAAGCAGAGGGGTAGACGTCAAATTTTGCTTTTGCGGCAGCTTTTACTCTTGCGTACAATGCCGGATTGGTTGGTACATTTCTTTTTTCCATTTTTTCTGTAGGGACATTAATTGGTTTTTTCCCATTTCTGCGTTGAGTTGATTCAGCTCTTCGTTTTCTTTGCACTGCAGATCTGCGTTGTGATTCCGACATCCTGGCGGCTCTTGACGCAGGAACGCATTTCGGATACTTACCAGTACTAGCGTCTCTTCTGCCGCACGGTTCGTACCCGCCGCCTTTTTTAGGTCTAGAGATATCAACCCATCTTTCCCTAAACCATGTATCAAGATTTTTTTTGATATCTTCAACAATTTTTATTTTCTTTTTTTTCTTTTTACCGTAAATAGGTTGTGGTTTTTTTATGCCCGACCCCATTGATTGTGTTGTAACTTCATTTTCTTTTTGTATATATCCAGCCATTCTAGCAGCAACGCCTTGTTTATTTGCTTTATCTTTTGCACTCTTCATTGAAAGCTTATCGCCCGGTGTATATGTATAACATTTTCCTTGGCTCCCCCATTTAAAACCAGGCTTGCCATCAAAAGAACATGATTCAATTGGCATAATTATCTATAGTACCATTATTTATTGATAATAGCTAACTAAATCTTCTTTTGACCACCTTTGAACAGGTATTTCTATTCTATGAAAAGCCTCAAATGCATCTTCTGAGGAATATATTATTCTGGCGTAGGCTTTTCTAGCGCCCTCATCATAAGCCCTACAGTCTGGATTCGTACAAAAATACAGTGCTTTATATTGAAATTTATCTTCCTGTAGGTGAATAGCATTTACAACATATAACATTTTATTGCAATATGGACAAGCCCTTCCAGGGTAGGGAAAATCTTTTATTTTTCCACCCAAAATATGAACTTGCATCACTCATCATCCTCTTCTTCAATTTCTATTTCATCAAGATCTTCTACATCTTTTAAATTGAATTCATACATGTCTTTTCCATTTTTATCAAAAATTTTTGATTTTAAAATATAAGAAATTATCTCATCTATTTTATTTTTTGCAATTTCTATTCCATCCATTAAAGCATTAAGTTCATCAATTGACATTGGATATTCTTGATTTGGAGACATTATAATCAAAGATGGTATGTAATTATTTTCAAATGGAACTGCTTTAATTACAACCTGAAGCGATGGAATATCTTCATATTCAACATCTTCATCATAATTTACGATACGCACTATTTTCCCTTTGTTGGATTTTTAAAAAAAGCGTAAAGCCAAAGAATTGTAACTGAAGCAATAGCAGGACCAGCAATTCCAGTATCATGATTAAAACACCAAAGCAATGTATACTTAATTAATATTGCTGTGACTACTAACCAAAATAGCGCTACAAAAATTTTACTCATAAAACCTCCTAGAAATAGAATAGCAGAAAAATTCAGAATTTCTGATATCAACTCAAAAAATCTGGTATGCTTACGCATACGTAGTATGCTAAGTATGCTAAGTATACCTAATATACTAAATATATAATTAGTATACTATATATAACTAGTATACTAAGCATGCAAGTTATATTGAAAAAAATTTACGAAAGGTATCAAAATAAGAAAAATGATGCTATGGTAGATAGTATGCAGATAGTCGCCGTTGTTGAATCTGATGATTACGGGCCGGCTGTTATTCTGGACCCGGAACACATCAGTATTATTCGGATTGACGGTTTTTTCTTGGCCGCCACCAGATGTGTTTTTACTAATCAACCAATTAGTTGTGAGATCTCCTCGGGCACGGCAAATGCCCTAATAAAAAAGGGAGTTAAATGTATCAATGTTTCTTCTCTAGCCAAAAACTCACAATAAAGGAAATACAATGAAAAAAATTAGTTGGTTTAGTCTGAATCGTCAAGATGCATCTGGAGAAAATTGGTTTAGTCCTGGTTATGTAAATGCTGCCCTATTAACAATCAAGGCATTACAAAAAAAAGAATGTGCTGTTTTTTATAATAGAGGAGACATTAATTACCATATTAATTTTTGTCCAGCAACATATTATCAATTTAATTCTAAATATACAATTGGATATACGCCATGGGAGTCAACAAAAATTCCTTCATATTGGATAGATAATATGCGACGTTGTGATGAAATTTGGGCAACATCAAAATTTGTAAAAGATGTTTACAAATCTCATAATGTCAATGCAAACATACATATTATTCCACATGGAATATCAGATGATTTTAAAATTGTTGAACGCGAATTAGTATCAACATTTAATTTTCTTCATATCGGTGGTGATGCAAAAAGAAAAAATGCTCAAATGGCCGTTGATGCATTTCTTGATTTATATGAAGGCAATAAAGACTTTAGACTTATTTTAAAATATGATAAATTTTGTGTTGCAGAAGCCTACATTAATGGTCGTCTATTGCCGGCATCTCTGCACCCACAAATTGTCGCCATTCCAGAAAATTTAAGTTTAGATGATTTAGTTTTTCTTTATCACAAAGCGCACTGTTTAATCTATCCAACAATGGGTGAAGGTTTTGGAATGATTCCTTTTGAAGCAATTGCAACTGGACTTCCAACAATAGTTACAAATCTTACTGGGTGTGCTGATTTTGCACAATATGCAATCCCATTGAATGCAGATTTAAACAAAGCAATATGGAATGATCAGATGTATGCAACAGATACTGGGCAGTGGGCAAGTCCAGATTTTGATGATCTCTGTAATCTTATGGAAAATATTGTGAACGAGTATGATGAAATCAAAAAATTTTTTGTCAAGTCAGCAAAAATTCTTCATTCTGAATGGTCTTGGGATTCTACGGCTGATAAGATTCTTGAACGCTTACAATTCTACGAAAATTCTTTTTTGTAGTCCTTAGTATTATTTTTTGACTTTATTTAATTCATCTAATAAAATTGTATTTTCATCTTTGGAGGTATTGTGTCTATTCTTTCACAAGAATTTATTAATTCTTATAATTCTCAAACTCCACCTTGGGGTTTTAGCGGACTAGGAGAAATTGTATATTTGCGAACCTATAGTCGCAAAATTGATGGCTCTAATAGGGCAGAAACTTGGATTGAAACTATTAAGAGAGTTATTGATGGTGCTGTTGAGATTGGCGTTGACTTCACACCGCAAGAAGCTGAGCAACTTTTTGATCATATTTTTAATCTTCGCTGCACGGTTGCGGGCCGAGCACTCTGGCAGCTTGGTACA